TCGTAATGTTGAATATCAACATGATATAACTAGAGAAAAGATTTCTTTACAAGAAAGATTTATTGAGGACGTAGCAAATAATAAATCAGATATCATCACCGAAAACAAAAAGAAAGTAAGTGACAATGAAAAAAATATTACGTCAAAAGAAGAAGAAATTAAAACTCTTAGCGATGAGAAGGAAAGTCTATCATTCTCAGCAGAGGAAAAAACAAGAACAGAGGCAAAGATAAGAGAACTAAGTAAGACGGAAGCTGCATTAGTTAACAAACGAGGAAACCATGAGAAACAAATCGAATTTTTCCAGAACAACTCAGAATGTCCGACTTGTGAACAGTCGATTACAGAGTCAACAAAGCAGACGCAGATTGAATCTAGAACCTCAAAGATTGGAGAACTCGACCGAGCAATCGGAGAAATTGAAGAAATGGAAAAGTCCAGTGAAGAGTTCTTAGATCAAATTCTTAGAGACTTGGACAATATTAGAAGTGCAGATGTAGAGATTGCAAAGATACGTTCTTCTATTTCTGAATTAGAAAAGTTCAATAAAAAACTAGAAAAAGATATTGCAAAGTATGAAGCTGGTTCTGTATCTGATGATGATAAAGAAAAACTATCAGAACTAAAAGGTGCAATCAAAATAGTTGAAGAACTAAAATCTAAGTTAACTGAAGATAAGTTTTATAATGATATTGCTCGTAATCTTCTACAAGATAGTGGTATCAAAACAAAGATTGTAAAACAGTACTTACCAATAATGAATAAACTTGTCAACACTTATTTGTCGAGTATGGATTTCTTTGTCAACTTTAATATTGATGAGAACTTCAACGAAACAATCAAGTCACGTTTTAGAGATGAGTTTTCTTATGCATCATTTTCTGAAGGTGAGAAGATGCGTATCGACCTTGCATTGTTGTTTACTTGGAGAGCTATTGCAAAGATGAAAAACTCTACAAATACAAATCTACTAATTCTAGATGAGATATTTGATTCGTCTTTGGATAATACTGGTACAGATGATTTCTTGAAAATACTTAATACATTTGACAAACAGAATGTATTTGTTATATCACACAAACAAGATATTTTGATTGATAAGTTTAGAGACATTATCCAGTTCAAGAAAGAAAAGAACTTTAGTCATATGGTGACATAATGGGAAAACGTAGTGACTTTGAAAGAGTACCAAGGGATTATTATCCAACCCCCTATCAAGCTGTCCTACCTCTAGTTGAACACCTTCCAGAGTTGTACACATTTACTGAACCTTGTGCTGGTGATGGTAGACTAATAGATCACTTGGAAAAACATGGTGGAACATGCACACAGGCGTATGACGTAGAACCAAGAAATGATAGAGTTGTTGAACGTGATGCGATGTTATTGAAACAAGTTAATACACCATTCTTTATTACAAATCCGCCTTGGGATAGAAAGATATTACATCCTTTAATAGAACATCTTACATCTATGGCTCCAACTTGGTTATTGTTTGATGCAGATTGGATACATACAAAACAGTCAATTCCCTTCTTGACAAAGTTACAAAAAGTTGTTAGTATAGGAAGAGTTAAGTGGATTGAAGATAGTAAAAGTGTTGGAAAAGATAACTGTTGTTGGTATCTATTTCACGACACAGAACAACATAAACCTATTGAATTTTGGGGAAGAACATGACATATGAATTAATTGATCCGAATGAACCAATTCTACAAGAAGTATTGCCTGATATTACCTTTGAAGAGTTGAAAGAAAAGTTTGGACTTGAACCAAAAGAATTGTTTGACAACTTAGGTGAAGCAATGACAAAGTACAAAGGTATTGGTTTGTCTGCAAATCAGTGTGGACTTCCTATCAGAGCATTTGTAATGATGACAGACTTGGATAAGAAGGCAGCAACAATATTTTTCAATCCTAAGATTACAAATACTTCTGAAGAAACAGAACTATTTGTTGAGGGATGTTTGACGTATCCGAATCTATTTCTGAATATAAGAAGACCAAAACAAATTAGTTTTGAATTTATGGATGTGAATGGTGAACAAAGACAAGCACAGTTTAGTGGTATCACTGCAAGAATATTCCAACATGAGTTCGACCATATGCAAGGACGTAACTTTACCATGTGGGCATCTAAACTCAAACTTGAAATGGGTTTGAAAAAAGCTAGAAAAAAGAATAAAAAAGTTCTAAAAACATCTTGACATTTGTTATTATAACAGGTATACTGTATAGGTAAGTTGATAAAAACAGAGTCGTTAGGAGACATTATATTATGGCACATGAACTTGAAATCGTAAACGGTGAAGCACAAATGGCGTATGTCGGTGAATTACCATGGCATGGACTTGGAACTAAGGTGGAAGAAGAACTTACACCAGACCAATTCCAAAAGGTTGCTGGACTTGATTGGACAGTTGAAAAACAACCACTTGTTACACCATCTGGTGTGACGGTAAAGAACAAGGAAGCACTTGTTCGTACATCTGACAACACTGTATTAGATGTTGTTGGTACTGGTTGGAATCCAGTACAGAACTCAGAGGCGTTTGAATTTTTCCATGAGTACTGCATGTCAGGTGACATGGAAATGCATACTGCTGGTTCATTGAAAGATGGACAAATGGTATGGGCTCTTGCAAAAACTAAAGAGTCATTTGAACTATTTAACGGTGACGTTACAGAAAACTACTTTTTGTTTTCTAATCCACATCAGTTTGGTAAAGCGATTAATGTTCGCATGACACCAATTCGTGTAGTTTGTAAAAACACTCTTGCACTTTCCCTATCACAAAATGCTGACCAAATGGTAACAGTAAATCACCGAAAAGCATTTGATGCTGAAGATGTGAAAGAACAGATGGGTATTGCTCGTGAGAAAATGGAACAATACAAATCAATGGCTGCATTTCTTGGTTCAAAGAAAGCAACTGGTGATAACGTAATCCAATACTTCAACGAAGTGTTTGGTGCGCCTGCGAAAGAGAAAGTAGACAATGTTGTTCCTTTCACTTCTCGTAACTCAAAACTTGCTTTTGAGAATTTGGATGTACAACCTGGCGCTGAGTTTGCTCAGGGTACTTGGTGGACTGCATTCAACTCTGTCACTAACATGACAGACCACCTTCAAGGCCGTTCTAATGACGGACGTTTACAGTCTGCATGGTATGGACGTAACCGAAAGGTAAAACTAAAAGCTCTCGACAAAGCATTGGAATATGCCGAGGCAGTATAAAAAGTTGAAAAGAGGGGTTAAAAATCCCTCTTGAATACCTATATAATATGGGTGCAGTTCGTAAGTCATCCTGTTTGACACTCAATATAACCTACTCTGTGTCACAAAAAAGAGTTTGGTAGTTCTCTTTAAAAAACTACCGTTATAAATAAACGTGATACGCCGTAATGGGTATCACACTGTATCTTGCTTAACAAAGGAGATTAAAGATGAATACAGCCTTTACACTAGATCCGTCAAGGATCAATACTTACTCTATCGGTTTCGATAGAATGTTCGATAACCTGATGGGAAATGTTCCCACAGCAACAAGTTATCCCCCCTACAACATTGTAAAACACGATGATGATAAATTCACCATTGAGATTGCCGTTGCTGGATTCTCAAAGGATGAGATTGAGATTGAGTTTAGAGAGAATATTCTCAAGATTGAATCAAAGTCTCGACCAGAGGGCGATGATGATAAGGAATATCTACACAAAGGTATTTCAAATCGTTCATTCAAAAGAGCATTTACACTATCAGATGATGTAGTTGTAAATGGTGCTGATATGAAAGATGGCATTCTTACAATCGAAATGGAAAGAATTATTCCAGACGAAAAGAAACCACGTTCAATCAAAATCAAGTAAGTAAAGTGAAGGTGCCTCTTGACAGGGGCACCTTTTTATGATATAGTAATGATAATTGAATTTTATAGGATGAAAATGTGAAAAATATAGACTACAAATACTCAGAAGATTCTATTCTGAAAGAAATGCAAGAGTACATAGACAAAACCTATGATGCTCATTATTCTCACAATAAATTTCAAGCAACAGAATTTATCATGGACAGTGGCCATGGTGAAGGTTTCTGTATTGGGAATATTTTAAAATACTCTCAACGGTACGGAAAGAAAGAAGGCAAGAACAGAAAAGACTTGCTTAAGGTGATCCATTATGGTATAATGGCACTTCACAATCACGATTCTCAGGAGAAAAATTGATGAAGCTTAGTAATGATACAAGAGAAGTTCTAAAGAACTTTTCAACCATTAACCAGAACCTTCTGGTAAAAAATGGTAATACAATTGGAACTATGTCTGCTATGAAGAACATTGTTTCTAAAGCAACTATTCCAGATACATTTGAAAATGAATTTGCAATATATGACTTGAATGAATTCTTGTCTGCAATGTCACTGTTCAAAGATCCAACCCTTGCATTTGATGAGAAGAGTGTGTGTCTAAATGAAGAAGGTGGTGGTAGTAATCTGACTTATATGTTCAGTGATCCATCTATTGTAACTGCACCAAAAACAGATATCAATATGCCTTCTGTTGATGTAGAGTTTACTTTTACACAAGACACATTCAATCAGATATTGAAAGCATCAGCTGTTCTTGGTGTACCAGATGTTGTTCTCACTGGAACTGCTGGTGGTAATATTGATTTGACTGTAACAGACAGGAAAAATGATACATCAAATGATTTCAGTATTACAGTTGGTGATAATGCACCAACAAACTTTACATACTATTTTAAGGTTGAAAACCTAAAACTACTTTCTGGTGATTATAAGGTAGAAGTATCCGAAAAAGGCATTTCACACTTTGTGAATATGAACAAACAAATTGAATACTTTATTGCTCTTGAAGCTGCCTAAACCAGAAGGATTATATTATGAACGATGTGATGTTGTGGGTGGAGAAATACCGCCCATCTAAAATTAGTGAGTGCATTCTTACTAGTGATTTAAAAAATACTTTTCAGACATTTGTAGATGAAGGACATATTCCAAACCTTCTTCTATCAGGTGGGCCTGGCGTGGGTAAAACCACAGTTGCAAAAGCAATGCTTGAGGAACTTGGTGCCACATACATGATGATAAACGGTTCTGAAGAATCAGGTATTGATGTACTCAGAAACAAAATCAAGAACTTTGCGTCTACTGTCTCTATGGATGGTAATCGTAAGTTTGTGATTCTAGATGAGGCAGATTATCTAAATCCACAATCAACTCAACCAGCTTTGCGTGGTTTTATTGAGGAGTTTCACAAGAACTGTGGGTTTATTCTAACCTGTAATTTTAAGAACCGTATCATCGAACCTTTGCACAGTAGGTGTTCTGTTGTGGAGTTTCGTATTCCTACTTCAGAAAAACCAGTACTCGCTGGACAGTTCTTTAATCGTGTTCAAGAAGTTCTTAAAACAGAAGAAGTTCAGTTTGAACCAAAGGCTGTTGCTGGTATTGTTGAGAAACATTTTCCAGATTGGAGAAGAGTTCTTAATGAACTGCAAAGGTATTCTGCTTCTGGTATGATTGATGCTGGTATTCTAGTCAATCTATCTGAAACTAATATGAAAGACTTAGTTACATTTCTCAAAGAAACTGACTTCAAGTCTATTCGTAAATGGGTTGCAAACAACCTAGACAATGATCCTTCTCGTATGTATCGTAAAGTATTTGATACACTCTATGATGAAGTTCAACCACAAACTGTTCCACACCTTGTTCTTGCAACAGCAGATTATTCTTACAAATCAGCCTTTGTTGCAGATCAAGAAATCAATATGCTTGCATATATGGTGGAGATTATGACACAGGTGAATTTCAAATGAGTATAATGAAACTTTGGCAATACACATTAGGTTCTTACTCTGATGATAAGACAGAACCATATGATAAACCTATGCTTGTTATTAGAACAATATGGATATCACTTCATATCACTACCTGTTTGTTTATTATTCTTGGCAACGCTAAAATACTAGGTATTTGGTAATGGCTTATGAATTAAAAGAATATCTAAACTCAATCAATCTCACAAAGGAAAATCTGATGGAAACAGATGATCCTATGTGGGAAAAGAAATATTATCCATTTATTATCAATAAGTGTGTTGCACCATTCAATGACACTATTATGTTAGTAAATGAGATGAATATGCGTCACCACCTTGACACAAAACTACAATATAACTTTTTACTAAATACTATTAGACCTAAGAAAAGATATGCTCCTTGGGTGAAAGCGGATAAGTTGAAAAACTTAGAGTATGTAAAAGAATATTATGGTTATAGTAATGAGAAGGCCAAGCAAGCATTATCAATACTAAATGATGACCAGATAACCACTATTAAAAATAGTTTGAATAAAGGTGGAAGAAAATGAATGAAATTGAATGGCATCCAGAGTCGATGCTAGAAGTAAAACTTAAAGAACCAGATGACTTTTTAAAGGTTCGTGAGACACTATCTAGAATAGGTGTCGCCTCTCGTAAAGAGAGAAAATTATATCAGTCTTGTCATATACTACATAAACAAGGCAAATATTACATTGTCCATTTTAAGGAACTCTTTGCTCTTGATGGTAAGGATACAAACCTAAACGAAAATGATGTATCAAGACGTAACTCTATTGCTGGATTACTTGGTGATTGGGGATTGGTAGAAATCGTTGGGGATGCAGATCCAAAGGCTCCTTTGTCACAAATTAAAGTGATTGCCTTCAAAGAAAAAGATGAGTGGGTTTTGGAAACAAAATACAACATTGGAAAAAAGAGAGAAGCTTAGTTTGGCACAGTCGTTCTCAGATTTTATTACAGAAGAAAAAAATGAAGAAAACTACAAGGTAGTTATTCTCACAGTTGAACATGGTGATAAATCTATCACTGCAAAAAAGTTTGAGAAACAGGCTCAGAGAATGGGTATGGAAGTTTTATTATCAGACTTCAAAGGTGCATCACTGACTTTTGATGATGGTAAGTATTCCCTAAAAAATAAAGACAACAGTATGGAAATTAGTTCCAAGAATACAGTTGTGTTTGTTAGAGGAACACCAACAAGAGATAGTCATCTCGACTTAATTTCTGAATTGGA